ACCGGGCCTTTGGTGCGCACACGGGCGGACCCATATTGCAGATACTTTTCCTGCAGCTGTGTGGTGTCCAGCACGGTAATACCAATGAACGTCTTGGACGCCTCAGATACGACGATCTGCTTATCAGCGGTGCCTTGAACAGCGACCTTGCCAAAGCCGATGCCAGCGGCAGTTTCCACATTGCGCGAAACGTCCTGACCGGGTGTGCGCATATCGGGGATCATACCCTCGACAAACGCAGCCATCGTTTCAGAATAGTTTGTTTGAAGTGCCATTATGCAGCATCCTTCTTTTCAGGGTTTAGGCCGTCGATATAGGCCGCGTGTGCCTTTGCTTCTGCATCAGCGGCGTGAAGCGTGGTTTTGACGCCGCCCTTCATTGCATCCGCGAAAGGGTCTGCTTTGGCCGCGTCCTTGGCGATTGCCTTGAACATGCCCACGATTTCAGCCTCGGATGCGTCGGCAACCATTTCGTCGCCCAGTTTGGATGCAACAGCGGCCTTGCGCAGATCCGCATCAGATACGTCCGCAACTTCGATCTTGGCGTCGATAGCCTTGACTGTGGTTTCCAGCGCGACACGATCAGCGATAAGGCTGGTCATTTTGGCGGGCGTGATAGCCGCGTCTTTCAGGGCTTTATTATCAGCCTTGAGTGTGCCGATTTCCTCATCCTTGGCCGTGAGGGCCGTGGTGTGGGCAGTTTCGGCATCGGTCAGGGCTTTGGCCCCATCCTTGATTTGCCCTTGCAGTTTTTCGAGTGCCTGCGCACCTGCGTCGGTAGTGATAACCGAAAGGCCATCAATAATTACCGTGCGCGTGTTGGCGTCATTTGCCATGATCGCGTCCTTTCGGTCTTGGTATGGGGTAGCGCCCCAAGTCGCATCTGCACCGTCTCCGATGCGCAATTCTTTGCCGCCGCGAGCCGCGCTCACTACAGCAACGTGATTCATGCGAAAGTCCGTCATGATCGCGTCATATTCTTCGCCGTCCGGTGTTACACCGTCGGTAAAATCCACGTTGGCTTCATAGCCCATTGATAATTCACGCGGGCCGGATGTTGATTGCATCAACGCGATTGCCGTAGCGTCCCTGAACAGCAATGGAACGCTAACAAACTCGCCATCGCGCAAAACGTCACGGTCGATCTCACCGACTGCCAAGTTTTTCCACGTCGCATCGGATACGCCGCCCGCCGGATGCCCGATTGTGATCGGCTTGCGGGCGTATGTGTTGATTGCGTCCGGGGCAAAAACAGCATCGGACGGACGGTAAACGCGCACAACTTGTTGATCCATCACGCCCATTTCGGAGCCTAGATAATCTTGTACGTTCCCACCACGCGCAACACGGGCTTGCGCGACATAGCCATCATCGGTCTTGCGCAACGTGCCGTCGTGGATAAGCGCGTCTGTGAATTTGATTGTGGTCATGTTTAACCCCTAGCGTTTTGGCTTTGGCGGTGGTGGTGACGTTGGGGCGGATGCTTTCGGAGCGATCTGGCCAGAAACAGGGCTGCGCAGTGTGTCGTCACCTTCGCCAAAGTCGTCACCTTCAACGGGCATTTCGTCTGCGTACCCTTCGAGGCCGGGGAATGATCCGCTTTCAGTCAGCGCATTGACCAGCGCCTTGCCGCCCGCCTCAAATGATACAGCGTCAATATTCACGGCAATCTGGATCGTTTCGGCCATGATCTTGCCCGTGTCGGCGCGCTCTTTCGCAGTCGGTTGCCAGAGAGGCCTCCAACTATAAAAAACCTCTTTAGGGCGTGACCCCAGCGCCGACCGGATCAGGCATTCATCAAGGATTGCCAAGGCGGGCTGCAACTCAAGCGACTGCAAAACCTTCACCCGGTCGTAGTAGCCGCGCGTGTCTGCATCCCCTGAAGAATTTAGCCCACCAGGTGACATGCCGAAAAGCAACGTCATGGGGATAGACGATGCCGCGCTGGTCATCTGCATGAACCGATCAATAATATCCGGCAGTGTCGCAAAGCTGGCTGTGCGGGTCGTGAACGTGTCGTCACTATCCATCAGCAGATCGCCATTCACGCCCTTGGCGGTGGCGTTCAAGGATTGCCGGGAAAGGATTGCCTGCTCAAAATCTGGCCCGCCATTGCGCAAGCCCTCGGCAAACCCCTTGATCCCGATTACGTTGATTTTCGCCTCAAATATCAGGCTGGCGACGTTGCCAATGGCGGCATCCATGTTGCGCACGTCATTCAGACACGCATTCAGAACCGGATCACTCCACCCGTGATGCCCGCCGTGAAACCGATCATCAGGCAATTCGTCGCCCTGCAAAATCACAAGGCGCGACGGGTGAATATCAATCTGACCCGTGTTGGTACTCATCGAGTACATCCGGGGCGTACCGTATTCCGGCAGTCGGGGATCTCGCTCAATCTCGCCCGCTGTTATCTCTGACCGGCTCAGAACCGAAAGATACTTCAGACCGCCCTTGCTGATACGCTCTGGCACCAGCGGCTTTGTAAGGTCTTGCTCCGCCGTGCCGATAAATATCGCAGCACCGCCGAAAAGACGCGCCCGCTTGCTTGTCCGAACCAAGTTGGCATGCAAGCAAAGCCGGTTTTCCTCAGCCTCGATCTTGCTGATATCGTCAGCCGATGCCTGCCATTCGCGCCATTCGCGCAAACTGTCCTCTGCTGGCAGGTCAATGATCTTTTTGGCAATGGCCGATGTCCGGTACATCGCCACAAGCTGGGCGTCGTCAATCGTGTTGTTGTAATAGGCGGAATGACTGGCTTTGTCTCGACCGGTGCCAAGATTTGCAACGATATTTTTCAAACCATCAAGGAAAGGCATTTGCATCTATATAATCCCTTCCCAAGTATTCGAATGGTCGCCAAGCATCAATTCAGTTAATGCCCAGACAAGGGCATCCGCGCGATCCGGTGACGCATCGCCGACATAGCCAGATGAGGTAAAATTAAGCATCTGGTCCTCCAAATCCGGGAACGTACCAATATGAGAAACACGGCCCTGCTCGTATAGGGCTGCGATAGGTTCAGCCCGTGCGACCTTGCCCCGGCTTGCCGTAACTTCTTTGTAGCTAACCGATCGGTCAGCTGTCCGAATGACCGCCTCAACCATAGCGCCGCCAAAGTTGCGTTCTGCCACAACCCGGTCAGCCTTAAATTCACTAAACGCTTCAATTGTTCGTCGCGCCCATCCGTCTGGTGATAATTTGCACGTCCGGTCCGCTAGAACATACCCGCGCCCATCAACACCAAGGCCCGCAACGACTATGCCGATGCTATCCCCGTTATCATCTTCGCCACCGGTGCCGCTTGGGTCCACCGCAACGACGATCCGGCGCATTTCAGGGGCAACAGCCACCCTTGCCGCGTCTATGCCGGGGATATCCTTGCCGTCGCTGGCCTTGCGTGTCTCAAGCGCCCATAGAGCGCCGTTCACTTCGCTAGCCCATTCGCCAGCCTCGAACCGCAACCGCCGCGCCGCCGACATACTTGCCAACACGTCGAAGTATTCAGCGGGTAGGTTTTCAGTGTTGTCGGTCGGGTTGACCTGCATTTCCACGTAATCTTCGGGCTTGGGTAGCGCCTCTTTTGATCCCGGCTTTACCTTGGCCTTGAATAAGCTAAACGACCAATGCAGCTTTGAAGGCGGATTGCAGTCAAAGTATGCTTTGAGGGTTAGATATTTGCGACCCGTTGCATCCGATATTTCCGCTGCCAACTCACACTTCTGTGCGAGCCGGGACATTGCCGTTTCGACAGACCCCCAAGGGATTTGACTGCTTTCGTTGAAGTAAAGCGTTGCGTATTCTTGGCCTAGGATCTTCTCCACCCGGTCCTTGTCGTCTAACCCGGCAATCCAAATCTGTGAGCCGTTCGGTAATTCGATGTAGAAGTCCGTCTTATCGAACCGAACCCGCAAGTCAGGAAAGCACAGCTTGAGCACCTTGGGGATCGTGTCAGCCCAGACCGATGTTTTTGCGTGGTTGAACCTAAACCGGAATATCGCGTGTCGGGATTGCGGGGCGTTAATACCGCGCTGGATGATTGCCCGAACCAGAATGAACGTCTTGCCGGATCGTGAACCGCCGCGCAGCATGATGTTGCGGGCTGGTCCTGCTAGTAGCCTGTTAGCTTCTTTCTGCTTTGCCGTGAGTATCGCAACCACAGATCACAATTCAGCGTCGTCTTGGTTGATCGTTAGACTGATCCCGCCAACGACTTCCTGTTTGTCCGCAAGTCCCAACTCGCGGGCGATTATGCTACCGTTCAGCAGGTCAGCCGATGCGCCCTCAAACTTCTGCTTAAAGATTACGGCTT